ATCTATTCTATATCTTTCTCTACTGTTACTCATTAGATAGAGCCAAAAGCAGTTATGTTCCCAACAACAGTTAAATTACCACTTGAATCTACTTTCATTTTACTTGTTCCAGCATACTTAAATATAAGAGTGCTTCCAGATTGAATAACAGTCCAATTAGCACCAACACCTAAAGTAGATGTTGCTGTTAAAGTAGTTGCAGATATAGTTCCACCTGATGTAGAGAATGATGTAAGACCTGTAATAGAGCCACCAGTAATATTTACAGCGTTAGAGTTTTGAGTTGCTAATGTCCCTAGAGTAATATTACCCCATGTTGGAGTATTTCCAGCTCCTGCTGATTGTAAAAGTTGTCCTGTTGTTCCAGCACTTCCATCCAATGTAAGACCCCCTGTTACAGCTAGTGTACCTGAAGATGTTAATGTTGAAGATGCTGTAGTTGCTCCAGATAGTGTAGTTACTCCTGTTGCAGAAAATATACCTGTTGATAAATTAGTAAGACCTGTAATGCTACCGCCTGTAAAATTAACACTGGATGGGTCTTGTGTTGCTGTCCCAGTAATACCAAGATTAGTTCTAGCAGCACCTGCTGTCGTAGCACCCGTACCTCCTGCTGCAACAGGAATAGTATCTCCACTATAACCCCCTTGCAAGTCTTTAACTTGTGACATCATCTCACGAATAGCATTGTTGATTGTGCTAGGTGGGCATCCTTCATTTATGTTGATAGAATTAATTTCAGTGTTATTTGCAGCTACAACGTCCCACTGCGAAATCTTAACTTTTGCCATTATTTTTCCTTAAAAATTTATTATTGCGGTAACCATTCATTCTGAACAGGTGCTGTGTCTTTCCATAACTTTTCTGATTCTAATACATATCCTTCTACCCAATAGTCTGGGACAACATATCTTAAAAGTGCACTATCAGGTATGACTGTCCATATATCATCACTGACTGGAGAGGTAATCCATTCTTCACCTATAATTGAACCATCAGCAGTAATAGCTAAAGAAGTATTTATATCTGCATCAGCAGACCATATAGCAACGGCATTAGCTTGAACTGTGCCTGTTCCATTTATATGTGCAATTCCATCTAAAATTGCCATTCCATTAACAGATAACACTGCACTTGCTTCTATACTAGCAGCGGCAGACCTAATTCTAAATGCACTGGCTTCTACGTTTGCAGAAACTACAAAACTTGCACTAGCAAAAGCAAGAGATGCTCCATCAGCAGAAAAGAATAATGTTCCACTAATACTTGAGCTTGAAGTTCTAATTCTTAAAGCATTGGCTATAACAAACGCTTCTACGCTAATAGCAGCATCGCCACTAAACACAACACCACCTAATGCCGTTACATTTGCAGACACTGCAAAGTCAGCACCATTAAATGTAATTCGTGTTGCACTAGCTGAAACAGTTGCGGTTGTTACAATAGCAGCTTCTCTGCTATAGATGGCTACACCATTTGCTATTAACGATGCACTGGCATTAATATCTGCTGCCGCATCAACAAATCTTGTGTCGCCTACACAGTAGCCATAATCCCAATAATCGTAATCAACATAACTTGTACTCATTGATTACTCCTAGTAATTATTGTTGTACTTCTTTTTCTTCTTTAGATGTTAATGATGTTTTTAACATATTAACAAAAGCATCTTTACCTACTTGAAGTTGGTCAGCATTAAATTTTGTGCCATTAAGTTTTTTATCTAAATCAGCAATATGATTAACCATTGTTTGTTGCTCTGGTGTCATATCTTCATATTGATAATTAACATCATCTATTTTAATTTGTGTTTTAATGGATTCTTGTTTATTTTTAGCCATTGTATTTTCCTTGTAAAGTTAAAATTATCCAGCGATTGCTGCGTTTACTGCCTTCATATCTTCATCTGTCCAGTAGTCTTTTGCTACCATGATTTCAAGATGTTCTACATTCCTAGAGATAGTGTCTGCTACTTCTTCGTCAGTCATATCTTCAGGTGGGTTAGTTCTCATCTCATCAATCAAGTTAACAGAATCCTGCATTGCAGAATAGTGTTGTGCTTTTTCTTCGGTACTTGGTACATCTAATACTACGTTTTCGTCAGTCATTTTAGTTTCCTTTCAAAGTTTTTATTTCAGTTTGTAATTCCTCTACTTTCGCAGAGAGTTCTTGTATTGCTTTTACTAATATTGGAATAACTGCTGCTTCTGAAACTTCTTGAGATCCATCATCACGACTATCCCACATTTTAAAACCATCTTTAATATCAGGATGTGCATCAATAGCTGCTTTAACTTCTTGTGCTATAAAGCCATGATTAGTTTCTGAATTTTTATAAGGTTCAGTTGAATCTTTTTCATAAGCTGAAAAAGTAGTAGGCAAATCACCTTTGTTTCTGTAATTAAAAGTTCGTGGTTTTAAGTCATTAACAAAGTTAAGTCCTGCTGTTGAATGTTCAATATCTTTTTTATAACGCTCATCTGATACAGCTGCCCATGTTACATTGCCATGTAATGCTCTAATGTCGTCAGAACCTTTTCCAATAGTAGTGTACCCAGGGTCACCTATAACTGAATAACCAAGGACATTAGTATAATCACCAGTAACAGTTGTTGGTCTTGCATTGTAGCCAATAAAAACACTATAATTACCTGTTGTTAATCCTGAACCTGAACTTCTACCAACTGACACATTTCTACTGCCTGTAGTAACCTCAGAAAGACCAAGATAACCTACACTAGTATTTTTTTCTGATGTTGTAGAAGCATCTAAAGCATAATTACCAACAGCTGTGTTTTGAGTACCTGTCGTAGCTATCCCTAAAGTATCTCTACCAACTGCTACATTTTCATAACCTGTAGTATTTGCATATAAAGAACTATGCCCTACTGCTACATTGTTACTTGCTGATGTATTGTTATATAAAGAATTTAATCCTAATGCAGTATTTAAACCACCAGTAGTATTGTTAAATAGAGATTGGTGTCCTAATGCTGTATTGTTCGTTCCAGATGTGTTAGTTTGCATAGCTTTATCACCGATTGCTGTGTTAAAACTATTAGTATTATTTTTTAAAGCAGCAACACCTACAGCAACATTATCAGTTCCTGTTACATTACTTGATAAAGTGGATACACCTACTGCTACATTATCAGAACCAGTAGTATTTCCTTTTAATGCTTCTCTGCCCACAGCTGTGTTAGTATTAGCAGTTGTATTACTACTTAAAGCATCTTTACCAACTGCTGTGTTAAGTGTTCCTGTAGTATTAGCATCTAAAGCATTTTGACCAACTGCTGTGTTATTAGAACCTGTTGTGTTAGCTGTTAAAGCATTTGTACCTACGGCAGTGTTATTACTTGCAGTAGTAGTTGCATATAAAGCTCTTGAACCCACAGCTACATTATTAGAACCTGTAGTATTTAAACTTAAAGCAATACGACCAAATGCTGCATTATGTGTGGCTGTGGTGGTACTTGACATAGCACCTGAACCCATTGCTGTGTTGTAAGAACCTGTACTTGCACTTAAAGCACTCTTGCCGACAGCTGTAAGTTCAGTACCAGTAGTGTTAGCATCTAACGCTAAAGCACCAACTGCTGTATTAGCAGAGCCTGTAGTATTAGCTACTAAAGCATTTACACCTACGGCAGTGTTGTTATTAGCAGTAGTATTTGCATATAAAGAATTATGACCTAAAGCTACATTGCCAATACCTGTTGTATTTGTAATTAAAGAAGCATATCCCATTGCAACATTGTTACTGCCTGTTGTAGTTTGTCTTAATCCATACATACCAACAGCGGTGTTTTGACTCGCAGTAGTGTTGGCTGATAAAGATTCTCTACCTACTGCTGTATTACTAGCACCTGTCGTATTAGCTGTTAAAGCATTTCTGCCTATAGCTGTATTTTCAGCTCCAGTTGTATTTGCAGTTAAGGCTTGATAGCCAACAGAAGTTAGACCACTCCCAGTAGTATTACTATAAGAAGCCTGATAACCAACAGCAACATTATTTGCTGCTTGACTGCTATACCCAGCTTGATAACCAACAGCTGTGTTGTTAGATGTAGTGGTGTTAGCATTTAAAGATTCAAAACCTAAAGCTGTATTGCTAGCACCAGTAGTATTGGTTACTAAAGCGGAACGACCTAATGCTACATTATAATTACCTGTTGTAGTATTATAACCAGTTAGATAACCAATATATGTACCATAAAGTCCTGTAGTTACATTTCTACCAGCTTGATAGCCAACTGCTGTAGATTGATTGCCAGTATTTGAATATAACGCTTGATAACCAACAGACGTATTTCGTTCTGCTGTTGTTCCTGTATAACTAGCTCCATTACCAACAGCTGTGTTGTTAGCTGCTGTGGTGTTAGCATTTAAAGCATCTTTACCTATTGCAGTATTTTCACTACCTGTAGTATTAGCTTTTAAAGCATCTTTTCCTACTGCTGTGTTGCTACTAGCAGTACTGTTAAATAAAGCATTACGACCTACAGCTGTATTATCACTTCCAGTAGTGTTATTCCTTCCAGCTTGTTCACCTATAGCTGTATTGCTATCACCTGTTGTATTTAATCTTAAAGAATTTCTACCAACTGCTGTGTTAAAAGATGCTGTTGTATTATCTAATAAAGAGCTGTGACCTATTGCTGTGTTACTTGCACCTGTAGTATTGTCATTTAAACCTAAATAACCCACTGCTGTATTGTTAGAACCAGAAGTAGCATTTCTTAAAGCAGAAGAACCTACTGAAGTATTTTCAGAACCTGTAAGTGTTGCAGCTCCAAGTGAGAAAGAACCTACTGCGGTATTGTTACCACCTGTGGTTGCTGCTCCTAATGCTTCATTACCAATCCCAGTATTAGAATTACCTGATGTAATAGCGTTCATAGCATTAACACCTAACGCTGTGTTTAGAGAACCACTAGCAAGACCTTTACCAACAGTGAGTCCGTTGATAGTGGCATCATTAGTAGCTGTAAGCGTAGTAATTGTTAAGGCGGCAACAGTATCACCACTTTGTATTTTATCTACATTTAAATTGTTAAAGTTATCATCTACCTCATTATGGGTAAGTGGAGAACCTTTAACCGACCTTAAGACAATTGTTGACATATTACTTTTCCTCTAATTTATCTAATTAAGATACTGTAATTGAAAGATTACCTGTTGCAATCTTAAATATATCGCCTGTATCAATAGTTTTAGCAACATCTAATGGTGAATGGCAAATTAAATTACCACCTGTAGCGGCATCAAGAACACCTACCCATCCTACTGTACCCCAAGATGCTGTTGCTTGTGGAAACTCTACCGCACTACTGTTAGTTGAAATACCAGCAGATGGAGCACCAAAGACAACAGCCGTTCTAGCATAAGCACCAGCAAATGGAACTTCTGTACCAGTATTGCCATCTGTAGGGTCTGATGTATATAAACCAACATAAACAGCAGATGCTCCTGTATGAGATGCTGCTCTTAATAAAACATTAATTACTAAATCTTCTGAATAATTACTAAATTCTGACATTGTTATTTACCTCGTTGAGTTTGTTATTGTAAGTGGTGTAGCAGGGTATTCGGATTCATCATCACTCTTGCGTAGAGCTGTAACTCCTCTATCATACATTGCTACCCAAGTGTTAAGCCTTTCATCATTCATCAAGTATGGCTCTGCTTCACCTAATGATGCGTATAGCAATAAATCAGGTGTGTTAGCTAACCAAATGTTAGATGAATTAGTATCGCTCAAATATGGTGGTTTATGAAAATAAACCATTTGAAGCGTGTAAACACTGTCAGGAATTGGAGCAAATTGAAACTCTGAACCTAATAATGTATATCTAATTGGCAACCCTGAAACAGCAGTCTGTGCATTTCTAAAAAAGTTACTTGTAGACAAGAACTTTATTGTTTGTGGTGGGTTTCCTTGTAAGTGCAAATCTTTCATAGCAACAAAATCAGCAGGCATAGATACAGTTGCATCTCCTGCTATTGTTGTTGTTGTGGCAACTTTTAATAATTCTCTTATGCGTAAATCTCTTAACAATCTATCTTCTGCTAATCTAATAAACTCTGGTATCTGGGTTGTTAAATCAGAACGAGCTAAATAATCAGCTATAGTCGCTTGTAGCGTTGTGTAATCTGTAAAAAATGCCATTTAGATTCTGCCCTGTTTTGTTCTAAAAAATCTATTGTCTGGGTCGTTTAACCATGCAAAGAATTTCTTTTGGTCTAATACATGAAACCCTCTCATTATTCCTTGTTGGTTTAACTTATCAACAACAGTCAAAGGTATAGAAGCTATCTTGTTATCAAAGACATCTTCACCCCATTTTGTTGAGCTGTTATTGTATTCTTGTTTGTTCTTTTCAATGATGTCAGTTACATCTTGATTGGTTTCTATAACCTTTCCATCGTCTGTATTATGTTCTTTGAATTTTCTCATATTATTCTCAATAGTAATACTGCCCTCGTGAGAGGGCAATATCAATGTTTAACCTAAATTAAACTGCCAAGTCAGCAACGATACCATGTGCTTTCTCGTTAGATACTTGTAGAGTGTACTCAACAAGCATTTGATGTTTTTCACTATCACCAGTTTTAGCCAATAGATTTGACTCAAATGGTCGTAGTGTAGCAACAGATGCCATAGTTGGGTCAAGCACTAATGCTTGTTCTGCATCTGGAGTTGTATCAGCAGTCATAAATCTGTCAGGTACAACAGATAAAGTACCGAAGTCTGATAAGTAAACATCAGCAGCACCAATAATAGTAGTTGCTTTAGCAGCAGGAGCTTGATAACGCTGTTCTGCAATACCAGTAAAAGTAGATACTACTTGTTTTTGTGTTGGCGGTACAACTAATAGAGTTGGGTTACCACCATTTTCAAAACATGATTTAACAACTTCTTTTAGTTTATCTTCTGTAAATGCAGAAGCAGTAGCACCTTCTGTACGAGTTGCTGTACCATTAGCACCAACTGGTGCAACACCATCTGTCATTGTTACAAAGTTAGTACCAAGCCATGTTTGGATAGAGCCAAGTAGTCTAGCTGCTGAACCAGCAGTACCATTACTTGCAGCTACATTACCAAGAATAGTTTTTTCCATGTCTCGTTTTAGTTCTTGTCCTGCTTTAGCTAGTTGGTAAGCTGTTTCTGTTTTACGACCAGCTTTATCAACTGCATCAAGAGTACCTGATACATGAACTGTTTTACCTTGAATTTGTGTTCTGTTACCTACACGAGCTGTAGGAGTATCAGAAGCACCTGAAGCATCAGCACCTTCAATTAAGCCTGCTGCACTAGCTGCTGCTAGGTCATCAGTTTGCCATTCATGATATGTTGCTGTTGCTTTTGTTTTACCAATAGATGAAACTACTGGTGTTTCTGTTGGTGCAATATTGAAGATAGTGTTGCTTAAATCTTCTCTTTGACCAATTGCTGTATACGTTCTAAATTCTGCCATTGTTTTTCCTTAAATAAAGTTTTCAAAAATAGCTGCGGCATCTCTGGCATCACCAGTTTGCTGTAGCCGTTTCATTTGTTTTTTCTGTATATCGGTTACATTCTGCTTTACTTTAGCTCCAGACTTTACAGTCTTTGGTGCTTTAGCGACTTTTTTCTTAACACCAGCTTTACCTGCCATTAATTTGTCGTACTGTGCTGCTTTATGTAATACCAATACATGGCGAGAGTCATAGACTTGAGATAATTCTTCGTCTGTGAATCCAACCTTTTTGCCGTAGCTACGAATGTCGTTTCTGACTTGTTCGCCTTTCGTTTTGTCTGAAAACTCTGGTAAGGATTCTGCTAGTTTAATTTGTTCTTGTTCTACAAACTTTTGCATTTGTGCTTGAGATTCCGTTTGTTGCTCTTGAGCAAGACGAGCTCTTTCAGCCTGCACTGTTTGTAATTGTTCTTTCTTTTCGGTCATTTCTGCGACCTTAACTGCATATCCTACTGGGTCGTTCTCTTTCATTGCTGCTAATTCTGCTGGATTGTCATTAGTTCCAGTTAAGAATTGTTCTATTGCTTGCAATTTAGTTTGATAATCATCTCTAACTTTTCTAGCTTCAATAATAGCTTTAGCTTCTTGCTCAATGACTTTACGCTGTTCAGCTACTTCTTGAGTCTTTTTAGTATAATCAGAGCCAAGTTGATAAGATTTCTTTAGCTCATCAAGGGTAACTTCTTTTTCCTCACCTGCTGCTTTAATGGTGAAAGTTTGTTCTTCCTCAACTACTTCAGGTTCTTCAACTTCGGATTCTTCTTCAGCTTCTACTTCTTCTTCGGCTTCTACTTCTTCTTCCACCTCTGGTTCAGCTT